CAGTATCACCAGTAGGTCCTGGAAGTCCAGTATCACCAGTAGGTCCTGGAAGTCCAGTATCACCAGTAGGTCCTGGAAGTCCAGTATCACCAGTAGGTCCTGGAAGTCCAGTATCACCAGTAGGTCCAGAAACTCCAGTAGGTCCTGGAAGTCCAGTATCACCAGTAGGACCTTGAGGACCAGTATTTCCAGTAGATCCTGAAACTCCAGGTGGTGGAGGGAAATTGGTATAAAGTGCATTGATGGTCTCATAAGATGCATTTCCAGAATCAGTTGCAACCGTTTCTGCAATGGCGATTGCTTGAGCAGTTACATCTGATAAATTTTCTCCAGATGAAGTTGCTGTTCCATTAAAAGTTGTTGCAGGTAGATCGAGATTTCCAAATGTAGCATTGAAAATTGTGGTACTTGGAAAATCAACTTGAGCAAATGCTTTCACGATATATCCAGGGTTTGTAAATGTATTAGTAGAAGTGGATGACATTATTATATATATATCTTATATTTTATTTTTGTATGATTTTATAAATGGTAGGAAAAAATCCTAAATCACTCAATATTTTTTTCTTCTCTTCACGAATAATAGATATTCGTTTTGACCACCAATCTTCTTTTATCGATTGTTTTATGATTTCATAGGATTTATCAAAATCATGGATGTCTAATTGAACGTAAGCCAAAGGATTAATATAATTAGAAACGTTTGGACATCCATAATAAAATACCAAAGTTTCACACAATATAGGTTCCCATAACTTCTCGGTAATAAAATTCTCTTCAAAATTATTTTCCGCCATAAAGTAATATTTATAAGGGAGAATTCCTTTACTTTTATTTATATAAGGGTCTAATCTTCCGCGATAATTTTCAAAATCATGATTATTGTCTAAATTATAAATATCCAATTCAAAATCTGGATTTTTATTTTCCCTAAATCTTTTCTCTATATATTTCAAAAAATCAATACGTAATATATGTCCTTCATCAAAATATTTTGAACTACAAATTGTACTTAATTTATCTACTTTGTTCTCAGTAATAGCTAAACCAAAATTTTCAATTTCTTTTAAGGTCAATTCCAATTGCCAAAAAGCATTATTCCAACAATTATTTTTTCTTCCTCGAACCGCTAAAAATTTTTTTTCATCAGGAATTGCCCAGTCTCCCCATGTTTTTACTCCCCAATTTTTACTTAAATCATTTACCCAAGGTTCCATTTGAAATACAATTGTTTTGGAAGGCTCATAAAAATCACCATGTTGAGGACGATTAATAATCACATAATAATCAATGTTTTCATTTTCCCATGTCATTTGTAAATTTTTCCATGTAAAAGAAGAAGGATCTTCACACATATTTGACCATTCTTTACATAATGTTTCACTAGAACACCAATTACATAACATTTTTATACGTATTTTTTTATCTTGATTTTCGAATTTTATAGTATTATTGTCATTCGACGTATCTAAATTTTCAACTGCATATAATTCTCTAGGATATTCCACTTCATAATGGTTTGTATTCGAATGATATAAATTTAAAAATCGAACATTTGGATTAGATAATACAAAAAATTCTGCATCATGTTTTTCTTTTACGTTCATTATGTTTAACGTATTCATATAATGACTTTTTACCCACCAAAAATTACCTGAAAAATGTGGCTTATTATTCCCGTAATGATCTTTTTCAAGGTAATTACATCCTACTACATCATAATGATCTGTTTCTAATTTTTGTAAACAATCCTCATATCTTTCAACTAAAAAGTATAACATTAAATTTGTCCAATCATCAATTTTCTTTTTAATATTATTTCTTGATATACCTTTTGTATGTAAATATAATACATTACAATCTTTGTCTTTTTTACAAAATTCATGTAATAATTTAAGGGTAGGTACTTCAAATAAATCCGTTTTATTTGAAAAATGTAGAATTTTTATTTTTTCATGACTAAAAATACGATGATCATCGTTTTCCAAAATTTCTTCACCAGTATTAACAATAAATAATTTTTCAATGTGATAAAATAATCCTGAATTGATGAGTAAAGAAACAATCTTTTTTAATGTATCCAATCCAAACTCTAAAATATGACAACTATGAATAAAACAGAAATTTTTACTTGACGTTTTTTCAATTTTATATTGATCAATATATTCAAAACAAGATTTTTTCATTTTTGTTTCTTGTAAAAATATCTTTTCATAATAATCTTTTTTTACCCATAATCCATCCTTTGAACCAAAGTATATAGACACCGTTAATTCGTCGATTTTGTCTTTAAAGAACCCAAGAGTATTAAAAGCAACGCATTTTTCATTGTTCATTGCTCTTTCCATAGATTCATCCATTGAACATTTATGATAAAAAATATCATTTCCAGTTTGATCTAATCCTGGAATAAATACAAAACCATCACTTATCTCGGCAATAGAAGAAAAATCAAGTGCCTCATAATTATGTTGAATATTACTGTCATTTTTTTTCCCATATTCATTCCATTCAGAAAAAACAATTTGTGGTTGTAATTCATAACAATCCAAATCTTTATACTTTGATAACAACCAATCAATACCGTGTCTAATGCCATTTTTCTCGATATAGTCAATCATTTTTTTAGCACCTATTTTATTCAAAGAATATGCGAAAAATCCACCGATGTAATAAGAATAATTCAATTTATTTATATGGAAATCGTTTTGTAAATCATCGATATTAAAATCACGATTTCCATAGATTTTGATGTCTTTATTTCGTTCTTTTTCATACATATGATAACCAAGAAACAAAGTATCTTTTACTTTCATCACTTTTTTTAATGTTTCGATTTTTTCTTTTACTTTTTCATTATTCCCTCCTTTTATAAAATCAAAATCATCTTCCATAATTAAATAAAAATCATTATTTTCATCCTTTAATAATTGTTTCCATAATGAATAATGACTTAATGCACAACCGATCACTCCTTTACGATTTCCAAAATCATTTCCTTTAAATAATTTTTTCAATTCTAAAGTAGGGCTCAGTACATATCCATCAACTGCTTTGTTAAATTGATAATCTATATTCTCTTTAAAACCTTGTTCTTTCAGACTTTTCTCTGTTTTTTCTTTACGATCTACTCTTTTTTCTAGATTTATAATTTGAATAAATGTTTTCTTTTCTGTTTCTGTTTCTGTTTCTGTTTTAGAATTCGTCTTTCCATTCATATTAAATTGTTCTTCTTCATTTAATTGATAAGCATTCTTTTTCGTTGGGTCCTTTCTTTCACTTGTTAAACGACCAATATGTCGACAAGTTATTTTATTAAAAAATCCCGTTTTATAACCTTGATTTGTCCATCGAACTGCATAATCCATCTCAAAAAAATCATTTTCAGAATTAAAATTACCTAATTTTAAAATGGTACTTACATCGGTAATTCCTGGACGAAAACTAAAGTGTTGCCAATAATGACAGTTTTGATATTCAAAATTACCTTTTTTATAGTCATGAACCGAAAATCCATTATTTTTATTAATATGACTTTTACAATGATAATTCTCAATGGTTTCGCCATAATTCAAATTAAAAATAACCTGTTTCACGTTATCTGTTTTTAATGCTTCTAATCCTCGAACTCCTTCTTCAATATAATCCATCTTATTATGAAATAAAAAGTCATCTTCAATATTAATCCAATAGGTTGGCTGAATTTCATGTAATTTATTCCAAATAATGTTCATACTTTTTCGATGTCCCTTTTCTTCCTTGCTTTTCATATAATAATCGATCCAACTATAATTTTTTCTCATAAAAATACGATCTTCCTCAGAAGAATTATCATCAATACAAAACCAATAATCCACTTTATCTAAATTGGTCCAATGATTTAAAATAGATTGTATTGTTTGTTTAAATAAATCTAAACGTTTACAAGTAGTAAAAGAAACAAATACTTTTACCTTTTTTTCTAGAGCCATTTTGTCTATTATATTTTTTTTTAGTAGGGTCGATGTATTTTCATTATAATTGTCTCGAAATTTCATACAAAGAGAAACAATTTGCTTTTTACATGTATCATAGTTTATTAATAAATCCTTATTTTTTTTAAACAACATATTCCATATTTCTATATGATTTCCTTGAATATTTTCATTCTTATTTATCATTTCATTCAATAATTTATCAACCCCGTAAAAAAAAGAAAGAGTATCATTATCATTTTCTATATAATTTTTATAAAAATGCAAATTATTAATCGTAGTTCTCAAAAAATTTGGATTTGCGATATAATTACATATGATTTTTTTACAACATAAATATCCAGAATTCATATCTTTTGAATAAAAAGCAGCAACTGAATTCTCAAACTCCATTTCATCTTGATACAAATAATCATATAAAAAAAGTTTCGATTGAAGATTTTTCTTATAATTATTATATTTATGATATAGACCGTTTGATAAGACAAACATTTTGTCACTATTAAATTTTTTCATCGCAAGAACGATCCCTTCAATTCTCTCCTCATCATATTCAATCGCTTTTAATAAATATTTAACTGAATTGTAGTCATCCTTCTTTTTTACATATAGTTCTCCTAACATTAAACATGAATGATATTTTTCCTGCACCCATACATTTAATTCAAGACATTTTAAATACCACTCAATAGCATCATCAATATGATTACAATCTTTATAACTTTGTGCGCAATAAAAAGCATATCTACCAGATAATCCATCTTTCTTCAGAATTTCTTTCTCAAATGCGTTTTTTAAAACAATCGCATCTTTCAGATATTTATCTGGATCTTTGTTTCTAGCTCCACCTCTTCCAGAATTAATATGATAATTTCCATGAAATACTTGATCTGATTTAATAGGATCAATATTGGAGAGAAATTCATGTAATACTCCTCGAAATTCCCATTTTAAACGATTATTGAATAATAGTGGTCGATTATATACGAAACCTTTTCCAAAAGTAAAATCGTATCGATCAATAGTTAATAATGGAGGCATGGTAATATCACCTTCAATAGAATCATCTGCATCAAAAATAAAGATATAATCGGTTTTATTATATGCATGTTGTAATGCCTTGGTTCTATTGTATCCAAAATCTTTCCACTCATCTTGATATAATTCTCCTAGAATATTTCTTTCTTTAAAAAAGGTTCGAATTAATTCTTGAGTTCCATCGGTAGAACCGGTATCTGAAATCACCCAATAACTAATTGGTATTTTAGATAAAATATTAATTAATGTATTTAAAAGTATATGTGCTTCATTTTTTACAATCATATTTAAACAAATGGATTGTGGATAATTTGTTTTATAAATCGAATGATCAATCTCTTTAATCGTTAACTCCATTTTAATTATATAAAATATATATTTAAGTATTTTTTAACGTAAATTATTTTTTCAATCGAAATTTATATATAAATATATTTATATTAGTATATTATTATGGCAAATACTAGATTTAATTATGATGAATGTCGAACCTTGAAAAAAATACAACAACAAACCGATCCAGGAAGATGGATATTAAATGTCCCAGGAAATGGTTCTCATCCTTGTTATATTGAAGATCCACAAATAATTATTCAAAAATGGGGAGCAAATTTAAGAACCAATACCATCGATTTAGAAAGTAGTCTTTTAGGAGTAAATCGTGATTTATCGCGTGATTGTTTCCAAAATAATTATAAAAATTACAATGTTCCGAATGAACCAATTAGTTACCCGAAATGTCGCCAATTATATACAGAACAATCTAGAAGTATTGCGCCAGCATGGATGGTAAGAGATTTAGAACAAGTAGATTGGTATTATCCGCCGTTAAATCCACAAGAAAATACTTGTTATCCTTTTGAAAACAATTTGAATACCCGTATTTTAGAAAAAGACTACTTTACAGCGAAACGACCTTGCTTAAATACTTCTTCCAATGATCAATTAAGTACAAATTATATGACAGTAAATAGAAATCAAGTATTGTGTAATAATACAAATTCTTGTAGTTTTTAGATGCTTCTTCAATGTTTCAACGAATAAGAATAAAAATAATAATATAATATAATAATATCAATATGGAATTAGCTATACCTTTATTAGCATTAGGTGGTATGTATGTAATATCGAACCAAAATACTACATCTTCCAATAGTCAAAATCAAAATCAAAATAGAACAAATAATAATTATAGACCCAAAGAACCAATTCGAGAGAATTTTGAAACAGCTGGTCGCGAACGTAATTACTTACCAAATGTAGACATTCCTACTCAAAATTTTCCAGTTACCAATCGTAAAGAACTAGTAAATACCGTTCAAGAATATGTAAATCCTAACACGGCGACGGATCGTTATTTTGATCAAAATTCATATCAAAATCGAGTAAATGCAGGAAAATCAGTAAGTAATAATCCTCAACAAATTCATTCATTAACCGGAAATTATCTGGACTCCGAGAAATTTAAGCATAATAATATGGTTCCTTTTTATGGTGGAAAAATCAAAGGATATACTTATGATACAAACATCGCCGAAACCGTATTAGATAATATGGCAGGATCTGGTTCTCAAGTAATTAAAAAAATTGAACAGGCTCCGCTTTTCAAACCCGAAGAAAATATTCAATGGGCATATGGTGCCCCAAATCAAAGTGATTTTTTTCAATCACGTGTAAATCCTGGTATGAAAAACAATAATGTCAAACCTTTTGAAACGGTGAATGTTGGTCCAGGTTTAGGAAAAGGATTTACGACAAGTGGTTCTGGGGGATTTAATTCAGGAATGGAAGATCGTAATGCATGGCTTCCGAAAACAGTCGATGAATTACGTGTAGATACCAATCCAAAATTAGAATACAGTTTAGCAGGTCATCAAGGTCCTGCCGAAGGGATTGTGAAAAATGTAGGAATACAAGGTTTAGTAGAAAAGCAACGACCAGATACTTTTTTTATCAATACCCAAGATCGTTGGCTTACTACAACGGGAGCTGAAAAGGGTGAGACTTTACGTCCAATTCAAGAACTCGGAGTAATTCGTCGTGACGATTGTATGAGTAATTATGTAGGTCCTGCTGCAAATGATCGTCAGGTTGGACGCGCTCCAAGTGAATTTGAACCATCCAAACGTCATCAATTACCTGCAAAAGATGTTCCACATTCGAGTGCGATGGGACGTGGTCCGACTACCGATGGGGACAAAAGAATTCAAAGTTTTACAAATTATAACAATAATCGTATGTCTGTAAAACAACCAGACACCATGCGAAGTGGTTTTAGTGGTGCGATTGGAGCAGCAATTGCACCCATATTAGATGTTTTTCGTCCTACACGAAAAGAAGAAATCTCTCATAATGTACGTATTTATGGGGACGCAACTTCAAATGTAAAAGGTAATTATGTGATTAATATGAATGATACTACACCTACAACGGTAAAAGAAACAACTCTTTATTCCCCTGAATTTTTCATTAATAATCAAAAAGAAGGAATTTATGTGAATAACTACACTCCGATGGATTTAACACAGAGAGATACAACAAGTTGCCCGGTGATGGGTAATGTCGGTGGAGTATCTAATCAATATGGTGATATGTCTTATGCAGCGGATTATCGTCAAACAAATAATGATATTAAATCTTCGACGATTTATAATCAACCAAATCCAGGTGGAATGCAAATTTTCAATCAACAAATGAATGTAAATATTGCTCGTAACGACATATCAATGGATGACGGAAGATGGTTTACTCCAAATTCGATTACTCCTATGCCTCCTTCCAAAGAAAATTACGGGAAAATCAATATGCCCCAATATTATAATGAATGTATTGGATGTGAGAGAATTGATCCTGGATTATTAGATGCATTCCGTGCGAACCCATATACACACAGTTTGACGACTTCCGTTTAATTTTGCAAAGACAGATACGTTAAAAAAATCATTTAAAAATATGTTTCTCATTATAATAAAATCAATTTTTATTGTTATTATAATGAATATACAAAATACATCATGCATAAATATACCCGATAAAAATATATTACCTATTCATCAGCATATCAAAGAAAAACTCGATTATTTTCTCTCCATTCAAAAAATTCCAAATATTATTTTTCATGGACCACCTGGAAGTGGCAAAAAAACGTTATTAATTGATTTTATTCAAAAAATATATCAAAATGACAAGAATAAAATGAAGCAATATACGATGTATGTCAATTGTTCTTATGGAAAAGGGATTAAATTTATACGAGAAGAATTGAAATTTTTTGCCAAAACAAATATTCATGAGAATACATTTAAAATTATTATATTGCTAAATGCTGATAAATTGACGGTAGATGCGCAATCTGCCTTACGAAGATGTATCGAACTTTTTAATCATAACACAAGATTTTTTATTGTGATTGAAGATAAATATAAATTGTTAAAACCGATTTTATCGCGTTTTTGTGAAATATATATTTCTCAAACTATTTGGAATAATACCGAAATCAATTTACATCAATATCATTTGAATTATAAAATAAAAAATGGGGAAAATGGGGAAAAAGAGGGAAAAGAGGAAAAAGAGGAAAAAGAGGGAAAAGGGGAAAATTGTGTAACTACTAAAAACATAATAGAAAAAAAAGCAAAAACATGTTCTTCTTTTTCTCTCGAAAATTTGAAAAAACAACTTAAAAAACTTTCGGTTAAAAAAAAGGATCAAAAATTACATATAAAAGATTTAGTATTGATTTCCGGTGAATTTTATGAAAAAGGGTATTGTGGTTTAGATCTACTAACTTTATTAGAGAACCATAAATTTATGGAGAAAGAAATTTCTTTGGAAAAAAGATACGAATTGTTGATTTGTTTTAATAAAGTGATCAAAGAAATACGTAATGAAAAACTGATCCTTTTTTTTATATTGAATTTTATATTTTTAAGTTTAAATTCTTCTTTGGAAAATATTTTCTTTATGTAACAATAAATCAAAAATGGATGATTTTAATATCAATTCACTGAACGAATCGAAAAATGAATGGTCAGCACGACTGATTAATATTCTTACTCCTTTAATTATCGATGGGTATAAATCCATTTTAGAAGAAGCGGTTAAATTATGCAAAGAAAACGGTGAATACGATAAGTATTTAATGACCTTTCAAAATTTTATTAGTCGTGTTCCAAAATGGAACCCTGATATTATTGAAAAAGAGAGACTTCGTATTTGTGAAAAAAGTGGTTGTGGTTATTTAGAAGATTTAGTGGTTTGTATTCATATTATTCAACTGAAAATTTTGACTGCGATACGTGTAGGACAAAAACAGAAAAAAATCGAAATAAATATTCCAAAATTAGATGATTTTATTCATAAAGTGTATATTAATGTAGCACGTAAAACATATAAAAATGTATATCTTTTTGAATTAGGTATCCAACCCTTACAAATTCAGAAAAATCATCGGGAATTAGAAATCATGGTTCAAGAATGTATTTTGAATACGGTGAGAGAAAGTATTCCTGTAGAAGCGATTTTGAAGGCTTATATGGATGAAACCGTAGAAGAAGATGTAACAGAACATGTAACAGAACAGATGATTGAGGAACCTATTCCAATAAATCAAAATCAAAATCAAAATTCAAATTTAGATGGTGGAAATACAATTGTAACAAGTCAACCAATCGCACATACATCTTCATTATCTTTTGATAATATTGATTATACGATGGATGAATCTGGAAATAATCATCAAGTAGACGCTCCAAAAACGATCGAACGTTTAGAAGAAATTAGTGAACAAAGAAATCAACAACGAAAATTAGAAACAGATGACGATGAGGATGATTATCAAAATGAACGATTAAAAATTACCAATGAAAATGTAGATCTAACGAATTTAGATATACATCATATTGAACCGGCGGAATTGAACTTGATACCCGATTTATTAATCGATGACATTGAAATATTAGAATAGATCATGTTGATTTTCAGAAGTTATGGATAAATACAAATGCGTAAAATAAAAAAGATCATTCTCCTTTCTTATTTTATATTTCCAGTTCATTTTGAAAGAGAAGGTATGGAAAATATTTTTTTTATTGCTTGTATTATTTCTCTCGTTTTTCTAGTTTTTAAATTCATTGAAATGCGGTTTGTAGATAAAGAAAGCAAACCATTAAAATTCCTTATTCGAGATACTTTATTAGTATATACGAGTGTTGTTTTAGGATATTTTATATTAGAACAATTAAAACCTGTTTTAATTGAAGTGGAAGGGGGATCTCATCAACCAGCAGTTTTTATTGATAATCCAAGTTTTTAGATGATTAAATGGAATGATAAAATGATAAAATGATAATCATTTTATTATTTGTATAAAAATTATATGTAATAAAACCAAATATTAACGTCCAGTCCATACTTTTACAACAGGTCTTATTACTTTTTTATTTTTTAAATGTTGCTGATATTCTTCAAATGTATATCCCCAATTCATGTATCGAGTAATATTTCCAAAGATTGATTTTATTCCAGATAGTTTTTTAAAATGCTCGCAAAATAATAATCCCATTATTCTCTCTAAACAACACCGATCTGGTCTACAAGTTACATGATTTAACATGCTAAAAATGTTATGGTGTTTTTGTAAATTATGTAAAAAATGATAATTAATAAAACTTTGAACTCCAAAACAACCAAACCATTTTTTATTTTTAAATCCCAAAACAATATCATCCGTCATATTTATTTTTTTTACAATTTCATAATTATTTTTCATGTTATAAATAATTCGATTTGTATTTTGAATATTTTCTTTATCTGCTTCAAAATGCCATAAAGGTAATACAGGGGTTCCTATAAAATTTTCAAAATTTACTCTTTTATGAAAAAATATACTATCATGAATAATGACTGCATTTTCAAAAAAACGACGTTTATAAAAATAATAATAAGGAAGCAATTCGCCCCTTCCCGGATATTCACTTTGAATAATTTCTATGTTTTTATAAGGATACTCTTCTTTCACTAATTTTTTATCACTATTATCATCAATAATAATTATTTTTTTGTAAGGATATAATTTTCGAATACATCTGACACATTCATTCCAATATTTATTTGTTTTCTCGGAATTTACATGTCTTGTTACAATAAATCCATAGTTTGATACAGATTTGTTATTTTCATTTGTGTCATTCATTATAATTATAGTTATATATATAATTATATATAATTTTTACCAAATTTTTACATTTTACACCTTTTAACATTAGAAACGGTATTTTTATTTTATTTTTATATTAATACATACAAACATTCATACAAACAATAATTGTGTAAAATCAAGGATATTTTATCTAAATTTCTAAAGCTATTTTTTGTTTTTATTTTACTAAAAGTGTGTAAATAAATCAATATTCATGATAACTGTTTTAGAGGAGACTTGATTTTTGGACACCATAAAATTCTTAAAGATATCTCTTTCTAATTGTAACTGTGGAGTATGATGATGTACACATCGTGCAATCATTTTATATAATTTGAATTCAGGATATCTCTCTTCTCCATTATTTTTATATAAAACATTTATTCCTTTATCATCTAAACACCATTCTATGATTAATCTCGCAACTTTACTACAATTCTCTAAATTTTTAATTTCTTGAAAATCGTCTACTACATAATCAAAGATCGAACATGCTAAACGACACAAGTCAAAACTATAATTCGGTTCAATACGTGCTTTTTTATTATTAAAATAAGGTTCCGTATTATATTGAGTAGATGCATCTCCACCTTCTTCAAAACTATCACTACAAAACACTTTTCCATCATAATGATAAATACTTCTTCCGAAATCAATAATTTTGAAAATTCTTCCAAACGTTGGTACCTTATAGTAAATTCCTTCGTAGCAATAATAAAGAAACTTCTTTTCTGTTTCAATATACATTACATTATTCGTATGTAAATCATTATGCGTAAAAGAAAATGTCTTTTGTAAAGTAATGAGTATCATAATAATTTGCATGAATGCAGAAAACCATTGCTCTTCCGTTAATTCATCTTGGATAATTAAATCATCTAATGTACTAGAACAATTCTCCATACAAATAACTTGAACTGGAAAATGAGGAAAAACGACATTTATCTTTTCTTCAACTAAATCTTCATCCTCTTCTTCATCCCCCTCTTCGTCCTCAATTATTGTTTCATAATCATCCTCTTCTTGATTTATATCTTCACTATGATCATCATTTTCTTCTTGTATTTCTTTTTCATCAAAAGAACAAAATTCATTCTCAGTCTCACTATCTGTATGAGAAGTTCTCGAAGAACAAGATGAATGCGATTTTAAAGTAGTAATTTTATCATTTGTCGTTATATTTAGATCATTATAAAAATCAGTATCATATTCTATGATATTTTCATCGAAAAATTCAGAAGAAGATTTATCTTCTAATAGTTCCATTTCTAACATTTCATCGACCAACATTTCATCAACCAACATTTCATCAACCAATATCTCTAGGTTGGAACCAAAGTCTGTATCTTCTATTTTAATTTTCGATTTTTTTATTTGACTACGATTATCTTCCTCACTTTCATCTTCTAATAAATGTTCATATTCATCGATTTGAAATAAAATGTTTTTATTTTTAATGAAAAAATCAGACTGAACCAAATATTCTAAATCATCCACCACATTTAATTGATAATTATTTTTGATCGAGAGAAAAGTACCGTAAAAATCCACTCCATGTATAAAGTTATAATTATGTATCAAAATGCTATTTAAATAAAGAAAAAAACTATCTATATAGGCAGCATTATTTACATTCATTATTTTTTTCATAGTGTTTTCTTCCGTCGATTGTAAATTTGGTAAAGAAAATAGCCTTTCATCTTTTAAATCATATTTGCCGATTAGATATTTAAATGGGTCTAATAAAGGCGCCAATTTAAAAAAAACTTCTCTTACTTCTTTGTTATTTTTATTTCCGTGATTTGTATCGTTTTCCTCTTCTCCTGTCTTTTCTAAAAAACATTCATAAATATTTTCTTCTTTTTTCCTTTTTAAATCGGAAAGATACCAAGGATGGTTCAAATTAATATGGTTGTAGTTTTTTTCGTTTAAATTAAAAAAACGATTATAAATTGGAATATAATTTTGTGTTTTAGAGAGAAAAAAATAGTCCTTATTTTCTAAACTTTTGAAAAGTTTCTGGTTTTTTCTTTTTTGATAATTAATATTTATCATTAATATTTACAAAATATATAAATTTAAATGATTTTTAACGATTGTAATTGGACTTTTACAGTTTTCTTTGTTACATTATGAAAATTTATAATTCGTATTAATAAGACGTTTCTTTTTCTTTCTTGAATATAGAAATCATACATAGAATGACTTTAGAACTGAAAAAATTTGACATGAAAAATATTAGTTTCAAGGCAAATGAAGCAAAAGGTCCAGTAGTTGTATTAATTGGACGTCGTGACACTGGTAAAAGTTTTTTAGTACGTGATCTTCTTTATTATCATCAGGATATACCGATTGGTACGGTTATTTCTGGTACAGAAGAAGGGAATGGATTTTATAATAAAATGGTTCCGAAACTATTTATTCATAATGAGTATAATACCGCGATTATTGAAAATATATTAAAACGGCAACGTTCGGTATTAAAACAAATTAAAAAGGAAATGGAAACTTATAAGCGTTCTACGATTGACGGACGTGCTTTTGTTATTTTAGATGATTGTTTATATGATGCGACATGGACACGAGATAAGATGATGCGGCTTCTTTTTATGAATGGAAGACACTGGAAGATAATGTTAATCATTACCATGCAATATCCATTGGGAGTACCTCCGACGTTAAGAACCAACATTGATTACGTATTTATTTTGAGAGAACCTTATATTGCAAATCGAAAGCGTATTTATGATAATTATGCAGGAATGTTTCCTACTTTTGAATCTTTCTGTCAAGTTATGGATCAGTGTACAGAGAATTATGAGTGTTTGGTGATTAATAATAACGCAAAGTCGAATAAATTACAAGACCAAGTTTTCTGGTACAAAGCAGAAGCACATAATGATTTCCGTCTTGGCTCCAAAGAATTCTGGGAACTGTCGAAAGGTATGAATAGTGACGACGAAGACGAAAAATATGATCCTGGGAGTGTGAAAAAAAGGGGTCAAGGACAAAAAATCAGTGTCAAAAAGACGACTAAATGGTGAGTAGTTAGATAGCATAATAAGTAACAAATAAATTTAATATTTTTTGCAAAGGGTATCGGTTATGTTGATACCCTTTCGATTTTTTGGACAAAGGGTGTGAGTAAAATGCACACCCTTTCGATTTTTTGGACAAAGGGTGTGAGTAAAATGCACACCCTTTCGATTTTTTGGACAAAGGGTGTGAGTAAGATTAATATTATTCAATAAAAACAATTTAAAGACAAAGGATGTGATAAAGTATAATCACTACCTATGGAAGTTGTAAAACAATTTACGTCCAATGACCTTCACACAGAAATAAATATTAAGGGAACTTATGAAAAACCATTATTTCGTGCAAGTGATATTGCATTAATATTAGATATAAAATCTATGAATAAGATAATACAGAATTTCAATGAAACAGAAAAAACACATATTTTTTTATCAACAATAGGAGGCGAACAAGTAATTAATTTTCTTACTGTAAAAGGATTATATAAATTACTTTTTCGTTCAAAAAAGCCCATTGCAGAAAAATTTCAAAATTGGGTTTGTGAAGTTGTAGAAGAAATAAGGTTGAATGGAAAATATGAACTTGAGAAACAACTTCAAGAAAAAAATAAAGAATTGGAAGAAAAAGAAAACGAAAAAAAGGAATTGGAAGTAAAACTTATGGAAGAAAAACAAAAAAAGAAATCGTTGAGTGTTCCTAGTATTTATATTTACAATACCGATGTTCAATGTCATCCTCCAGAATTAAAAATAGGTATTTCCAACGATTATATTAAACGGATCCAACCTTATAAACAAATCTGTAAAAATGGAAAATTAGAATTAGTTATTGAATTATTCGATGTCAATATGAAAAGTCTAGAATATCATATTCATAGTTTACTTTCCATACATCGTGTAAAAGACGAAGTATTCAAAATGGATGTCGAAGAAGCCAAACTGATTATTTTGGATGTAGTTGATTTACTGAAAACTTGTCAAATCCTTGACCCAGTTGAGAGACAATTAAAAATTAAAAAACGATTTGAAACTACAACTGAACAAAGAGAAGCGAGAGAAAAAAAAATATCTCAAAATACCATTTCTACACAAACAGAATATGACACTGAAGTATTTTTATCAACACCTCTTATACAAAAAGATACGGAATTGAAAAATAAATTTAAAGAATTCATACAAACACATTGTATTGTTCGTGAAGACGTAGAAGTATCCACTAAAAAAATAATAGGTCAATATCGTTTATGGAGTAAGAACGATAAAAAAGAAATTACTACTGCGTTCAAAGATTATTTAGACCGAAAATTCAAGTATACAAGATTAAATACACAAAATCAAAATCAGGTTGTCAACGGTTATCAAGGAATTTGTTTGAAAGAAATCGTGTATGACAAAAATGTTTTATCAAGTGATGCTCAAACTTTTTTATTTGAAAAATGTATTTTTTCGCCAGATAAAACGGTTTTATATAAAGATTTAGTGGAAGAATACCTTTTATGGAAAAAAAATGTTTCAAAAGAAGAAACCAAAAATGAAGCGAATGAAATTCGCGAATACTTAAAAAATTGTGATTATGTTTTTTATAGTACGGTTTGGTCACTTAAGGGTGGAGGACAAGGATATTATGGAATAGGTTTAAAAACTGAAGAAACCAATTATAAAAAGACTTCTTCTACTGGAAAACAAGTAGAAAAAAGAAAAATAAATACGAATGAATTGTTGGGAATGTGGGAAACCATTGCCAAAGCAGCAACAGTCGAATGCATTTCAGCGGCTAAAATGAGTTTAAGTATTCGAAACAAAAGAGTTTTCAATAATGATTACTACTTCAACTTTTTAGAAAAAAATGGATTAAAAAACTCTCTTGAAAATGATAATAAATAAAATGTATTGTTTAAATAAATATAAATATAAAAATATGTAAACCATCATATTTTTATACTCGTAAAAATACTGCCCAGACGGCTAGGAAAGTGAGGATGAATATCACCGTTCCTCCAAAAAAAACTGCCCCGAAGGGCTTTGGTAACACCTTTCCCAAAGGTGTTGTGTTATTCATCCTCATTTCTCTCCAAAAAATACTGGTAGATATCTTTTACTAATTGTTCAGGAATTTCATTTGTAGGTATCAAAATACCTTTTTTGTCCTTCGTAATATGTACTGTTGGTTGATAATTATGTTCCACTAATATTTTCCATCGTTCCGTATATTTTCTGTTTTTTTTACTACCATGAAAATAATGACGAATTAGTCCAGGCACATATCCAAACCGTAAAGTAGATATATTTTTTTGAAAATCGAGAATTGTTTTTTTATAATCTTCACTATTATTGGAATTGACGGAAACTTCTCCTTTATTTAATAAAGACATTAACATAATAAAATCACCTGATCCTAAAATACCTAATTCATATAATCCACCTATTTTTTCATAAGCTCTACGTGTGATTGCCCATGCGTAACCCGGATGCCAATAGTCATTCCCAGATGAATAATATTTACTACCTTTTGAATATTGATAACCAGCACAACTTCTCATATTCATTGTTTGTTCTTTGGCATTCATATCTAAACTATGACTAAATAACTGAATAATATCTTTGGAACCATTTAAAATTTTTAAAGCATCCGTAGCCCAGGTAACACTTTCAAATTCAATATCTGCATCAATCCAAGCAAAAGCTTTATAGTCAGAAGGAAGTAAATATTTCACTCCTAAATTAATCATATTTTCTTTATGCCAAAGAGGAACTTCGGTTCTTATTTGTAGGTGTCTTGGATTATTTTTTTCCGTTATATGATAATCTTGATTATCATAAGCCAATTCGACAATATACAAAAGAACATTTGTTTCTTCCATTTCGATACGTTTTACAAATTCTTTTAATAAAATATATCTTTTAGCAAACAAACAAGGATTGGATAATACTAAAATAACATGTAATTTATCCTCGATTGGATGATTATTTTTGATGGCTAGTTTAATATCATTTGGTTTATAAACAATATGATCAATTTCTATTCCGTTAATAATTGTCATTCTTTAAAGTATATATTTGTATTTATATATTTATATTTGTATTTATACTTATAAATACTTTTAAAATACTTTGTTTATTTATTTATATATAAATTAAATTTATAGATACATATATAATGATCAAGACCATTTTTATTCTTTGGTTTCAGGGATTTGATAATTCGCCAGATATCGTTAAAAAATGTGTCAAATCTTGGAAATATTATAATCCTGATTGGGAAATCATTTTACTAAATAATCATAATTTGAATAAATATATCAATTTAGACGACTATCTTGATATTTCTAAAAAAAAGATTGAAAAATGTCATTTGTCCGATCTTATTCGGGTTATGTTACTTAAAAAATATGGAGGTTTATGGGTTGATGCTACCACATTCTGTAATCAATCATTAAATGACTGGTTACCGAATTATATCAATGAAGGATTTTTTGCTTTTGACAAACCTGGACCTGATCGGCTAATTAGCAATTGGTTTCTCTATTCTGAAAAAGATCATTATATAATTACAGAATGGTCAAATTCAACTTTACAATATTATAAAATAAATGATAAAGCACATACTTATTTTATTCATCATTATTTATTTGGTGATTTGTATAATTCGGACTCTCAATTTAAAGAAATATGGAATAAAGTTCCTAAATTATCAGCAAATGGATACGGACCCCATTATTTACAAGAAAAAGGATTATTTAATTCTCTTACACCTCAAATAAAAAAAGAAATTGATGCTAAAACAACACCACTTTATAAACTCAGTCACAAATGTAGATTTCAAGAATATAATGAAACAAAAAACATCTATTATCTTTATTCTACCATAGACCTTTAGTTAACTCACATGTTTTGAAAATGATTATTTAAATGTATATGATAGAATAAAGATCGTAATTAAATCATTCAATTTAGACCAACTATTTTATTCATCCTTCTTTTTTGTAACAAATGGTCCACTTACCAATTGACTTTGTCCATAATCTGATTTTCCAGTAATAATATTATCACCCTCAAATAATTCTGCACGAATATCCGCAGTAGAAATCTCATCATTCGTTGTATCTTTACTAAAGGTATGATCATTTGAATTGGATAAATTGTTAATACCAACTAAATTTCCTTGTTCGTCAATTGTTTGGGTTAAAACGTTTCCACTTTTCTCGGCATTTTGAATATTTTCCTCAATCGCTTTTTGTCTTGTTTCTTTCAAACGTTTTTCAAATTCCATCTTGGCATTCATTTCGTTTTTCGTTTTTTCATGCATTAGTTGATTTAATTCTTCTTCCATATATTCTACATTTCCAGTTTTATATGGCTCCGGATCCCAAGGAAGCCATAGTCCAACTTCTCCAACAAAAATATTATGATTTGGATCTAATTCACGTAACATTTTACAACGAAGATCCGCCTCTTCTTTCGTAGGATAACTACCTCGTACTTTAAGCCCACGTATACTTGTTTGAAAATGATGTTTTAGACTAAAATTCTTTTCTAATTCTTCTTCATTCGTATCTAAAAAGTTTTTGTAATCATCTTCTAAACAAGAACTGATAATATTCTCTTTTTCTTCATCTATAAAACCTTTGAAATCATTTATTACATCATCGAATTTCAACTTGTATTTATAGGAAATAAAATTCAAAAATTGATGGAATTTTTCCATTGATTTATTCATATCCCATTTCTTTAGGAATTGTTCAAAGAAATACAATTCTTTTTGTTTTAATATATTTTCTGGAGAAACAAAAGAAATACATACAAATTTTTGTCCTGCAATTGGTTTATCTTCTTCTAAAATATCTACATATTTTGAATTCGGAATACCATTTTTATCTGTTTTTTTCTCACAAGAATTTGTGGTTGATTTGTTCGTTTTTACCTTATTCATTTTATCTAATTTAGAGTGTTTCTTTTAAGTATTTATTATCATTAATATTATTCTTGTGAAATACATTTTTTTTCTTTGGTTTTATTATAAATGAACGGATTAGTTAACTTGAGTGAATTAATTAAAAGAATTATCAAGTATTTAGTAGAAGGTTTAATGGTTGCCATCGCCGCCTTTGCGATCCCTAAAAGATCTTTAAATATGGAAGAAATTGTTCTTATTGCTCTTACCGCTGCCGCAACTTTTAGTATTTTAGATACTTATATTCCATCCATGGGAATGAGTGCACGCACAGGTACAGGCTTTGGTATTGGGGCAAATTTAGTTCACTGGCCCGGGGGATTTTAATCAAACGCTGGATTTTAATCAAACGTAAACGTAAACGTAACCATAATCATACCCATTTATTTTTAAGTATTTTTATTTAATACTTAAATATAATTCGTATACTATTAATAATGCGTTACAATAAAGATTGTTTAGAAAATTATTGTCAAGAAAATAATATTTTATTGATAACTGATTATACAAAAAATAATATAAATCGAGAAAGTTGTCTGGAAGGAAATTGTAAAAGTGACAATTGTATTTATACATTTCAGAAATCCTTTCGACAACTGGTAAAAATAGGACCTTATTGCGGAGATTGTTCTATAAAAAGAGGAAATGAAAAAATCAGAGAACAAAAATGTAAATATGATTTAAAAATGTTACTCGAATTCTGTGAAGAAAATAAAATTATTCTTACGGAAGACTATTCTTCTATTTTTGTAAATCGAGATACAATTATCAAAGGAAAATGTAAAACGGAAGATTGTAATCATATATTTGTAAAGTCTTTTCGAATGCTATTGAAGTTAAAAGATTATTGTTCGGAATGTTGTAAAGAAATAGGAAAGGAAAAGATCAAAAATACCAATATAGAAAAATATGGTTGTGAAAATGTGATGCAAAATAAAGAAATACAAGAAAAATTAACAAGTTCTATCATTGAAAAATATGGAGTTTCTCATATTTCCAAATTAGATAGAATTAAAAATCAAAAAAAGGAAAAAAGTCTTGAAAAATATGGTGTAGAATATCCACTTCAATGTCCAAAAGTAAGAGAACAAATTAAAGAAACAAATATTAAAAAATACGGCTGTGAAAATGCGATGCAAAATAAAGAAATATTAGAAAAAACTCAAAATACAGTAAATGAAAAATTTGGGACAAAAAATGTATTTCAAGTACCCTATATAAAACAAAAAATTATTGAAACGACGATGAAAAAATATGGTACTCCACATCATTTGCAAAACGCAGAATGTTCAGAGAACCATTTTAAATCATCGTATAATATCAAAAAATATACGTTACCTTCTGGAAAAATAATTGATTATCAAGGTTATGAGAATTTTGCATTTGATGAATTATTTCAAAAAGAGAAAATAAATGAAAAGGAATTAATCACAAGTCGTAAAGATGTACCTGAAATATGGTATACAGATAAAAACGGTAAAGTGAGACGACATTTTGTAGATATGTATTTGCCATTACAAAATAGATGTATTGAAGTAAAATCTACTTGGACAAATCAAGAAAAAAATAATGTATTAGAGAAAAAACTGGCAGCCGAAAATTTGGGTTATATTTATGAAATATGGATTTATGATAAAAAAGGGATCAAGTCCACTTTTTAGAAAAAAGTGGAGCAAAAAATAAGAATAATAATATTTTATTTCACTAAAATATTATTATTTTGTTATGTAATACCGAGATACAATAAACAGATTAAGTCACCTTTTGTTTCTTTTTGCATCCCCTTTTATGTGCAGCCATGCCTTTTAATGTATTCGAAGTATAAAAATTACATAAATTGCATTTATACATACCTATTTTTTCATTCGTCGTTATTTTACTCGACAAATAATTATTTAATTTATTGAATTTAATATCTTGTAATTGGTTCAATAGATTATTTTCACGATCTTTAATATAAATTTTCAATTCTTCTTTTTGTTTAATGAAAAACTGATACTCTTCATTAATTTCCGTTAATAAATCTTTCGTAATGAAAAAATCACCGGACATGTTGATATAATTCAGTCTTTCAGATATACTATCGATCATATCAAAGGCAATTTTTATTTTATCCTGATCATAATTGGCGAAATGAATATAAACAATTACATTTTTAGAAATAATGTCAATTTGATAATTATATTTATTTATGATACCTGAGTTTTGTGAGATAAAAATACCGTTACATTTTACTTCTTTACATGTATTCAAAAATAATTCGGCTTGTTCACTATTAATATTCGTATTTATTTCTTTGCTTTCTACAATTATTTTTTGTTTTTTTTCTCTCGTGATCATAAAATCGTAAAAATGATCCGTTTTCATATTTCTTACGATATTGGAGCTAGGATTAATTTTATTCAAAACAATTTCCAAGTTATCTTCTCCTTTAACACAATTATTTAATGAAGAAAGGGATCCACTTGTATAATCTGTTTGTAAAAAAGATGGACCATTACTATTACCATTCGCAGTACCATTATTCATTTTAATTCCATTACACATTTTAAGTATATTTATCATAAGAAGATTATTCTCTTCGAAATTAATATGTTGATTTTCATGATAAAAAGAAGTGATCATTTTATTTTTGGTTGAAAGAAATGCGTCAGTTGATGAATTCATTAATTTATATATAATTCTTATTTTTATATTGATTATTAAATGCATTTATCTAAAATAAATTCAGATTTGTATTTGTAATTACAGTTGTAATTTGTAATTACAAATCTATTCAGTAAATTCTTGTTTTTTATTTACGCAGAATGAAAATTTGTATTTGTATTTTTATGTGGTTGAACGCATCTTTTGTTAGTTCAAAAAATTAGAGTGGTGGTAAATCTGCTATTTTAAAAATAGAAAATGCACTAGTCGTTTGTCCAGCATTAGGATTAGATCCACTTCCTAATGGGAATAAGGTGATTGCTCCACCTTGGGAACTTTGATTTCGAACCTCTATGGTGTCTCCTGCTCGTAAACGAATGATCCCTGAGCCTACATCTTGTGCGGTAGCATTTGCGCCAAACCATGTTCCAGGATCTATTACTCCATTTATGTATAAGGCACAACTATTTGGTTCTAAGGTATCAATCGTTTTCAATTCGAAATAGATCCCGTCTACTTCTGCACGTATTAATGAAGGAGATAATATAGTAAAATTTAGTATTTCTTTCACAACTTCAAAATCAATAGCATGACCTAATGGAGCAACTTGTATCAACACACTATAAACATTCACATAAGCCGGTATAAATCTTTCACCAGTAGGTCCTGTAAATCCGGTTGGTCCTTGAGATCCAGTATCTCCTTTTAATCCAGTTGGTCCTTGTAACCCTGTATCACCTTTAGGTCCTGTGTCACCTTTAGCACCAGTATCACCTTTAGGTCCTGTTTCTCCAGTTGGTCCTTGTAACCCGGTATCACCTTTAGGTCCTTCTGGTCCTTCAGGTCCTTCTGGTCCTTCAGGTCCTTCTGGTCCTTCAGGTCCTTCTGGTCCTTCAGGTCCTTCTGGTCCTTGAGATCCGGTGTCACCTTTAGGTCCTTCTGG